AATCCGGTTCAACTGTAAAATTTATATTCCTAACAGTTCTGCTGATGCCAGCATTACTGTCGATGGGAAGCGCATATAACCAGTCCGGCAAGCCGATTCAATGGTCCCCTAATCGGATGGTGCCATAAAGTATCCCTTGCAATCCCTTGGGTTTTTGGAAGCTCGAATTAAAAAAATGAGGTTTGCTATGAGTAACAACTATCAATGGGAGCTAGCCCTTAATAAAGACGAATCGCTATATTTTTTTCCTTTAAGTCATAAAGTGGAGGGGGGTTTTACGCTTCACTTTGAGCTGAGCGGTTCCTATAGTCTAATAGTTTCCGATACTGATTTTGCGGGCAGGCCTGTATTACTGCTCCAATACATTGATGAAGATAACGATCGGCCTGCCTCTATCGGTATTATCGAGGCTGAAACCACTATCGAGTCTATGATTGAGCATCTGAATAAAATAGATAGCATTTATCATGAGCCAATTTATAGAAGTGTATATGAATGGGCTTTAAAGCTATTCAGTTGATGATTTTTAATCGGCACGTTTAGTCACGATCACAGCACCCTCTGTGCCGGATGCCACACGCAGCCAGACTACCCACGGCGAGAAAACGTCCAGCACTCGACCGGCTTGATGCCATGCCGGTGAATCTGAGCTGTCGGCATATTCGATAAACCCCACATCGACAGTTACGTGAGCGCTGTTCGTGCCGTCTGTTAACTGAACTGGCGTTCGCGTTATAGTTAATGACTCAGACATAGCTACCTCTCATTTAATGGGTTGGCGGTTAGACGGCGGTTATCACCAGCGTTGAAACCATGTCACGCAGCGTCACCGTCAGCGTGCAGGTTCCCGATGTGAGTATGCTCACGGCAGCCTGACCACCAGCGGATGTGCTTATATGCTGCACCATGCTGGGGTTTGATATCGTCCACATAGCACCTTCTGCACGCCCGATTTGAGCGCCAGTTTCACCGCTGACGAGGAATGCCCCCAGATATTGCCAACCCTTAGGGGCGGTTGCGTTCAGCATCGTGTAATGTGTGCTATCTATCTGCGTAACGAACCACGGCGACGTGGGTGTTTTGTTGCTATCGTTCTGGATGAATATCGTGTCAGCTGGTGGTTTATCTTTACCACCAATATTTATTGCGCCAGGCGCTGAGACACCATGCATACTCGTGCCTCAAATAATGATGGCATCGGGTGTAACTATCATTCAGAATTACCTGCTAATTAGTTGTTTTCAACCCCCGGCAACTGTAGAAAAATTCGCCGATATCTCATTGTGTTTATGTTGAAAAGTGAAATCTGTGAATGCATTTTTCAGCACAAGGTAAAAATATGTCTAGCTGGCCAAGTAGTATCAACCGTTCCCTAAAGATACTTTTATTGTTGCCGTTACTAATAAACTACATAGGAGGGAAAATTCATGATAGTTAAGGAACTACTAGTTTTATCGATATGCCTGCTAGTGGCAGGAATGTGTCTCATCTGGATTGCTTCTCACAGCTCGCGTCGAGGAATGTTTCTTATAAGAAAAAAAAGAGGCAATAAAAAAAACCTTTACATGAGGCCATCCAAATGCCCAATTGGTGAGATGGCATCTGCGCAGATCTTCATTTCTATGCGTAAACTTTTGAGAGAACTACGTGCTGAGGGCTGCAGCCTGATTTTTTTTGAATCCCATATGGTGCGTAAAGAGAATCTAGAGAAATTTCTTAAATTTTTAGAGGCAGAAGGCATGATGTGCGAAAAAATTCAGTACAGGAAAACATTGTTAATCCACTCAATTCACATAAAGCTAGCGATGCTTATTTGCCATAAAAAAAGGATCAACGTTCACCCTGAATCAGCCAGGATTAGCATACGCCTCCAATAATCAAAGCCGCCCGAAGGCGGCTTGGTTCAATCAATAGGTTTTAACGGCGGGCTTAATGCCTCAATTTCCTTTTGCACAGCGAAAGCCGATAACGGCTCAGTAGATGCGATCATATACCTATCACCATTATCTGAACAAAATTCACTAATGAAGTAGGTGTCGTTCAAGGGAGTAGTAATTTCTGCTTCTTTTTCACGGCTATAGAACTTTCCTAGCTGTTTGTCTGCTTTGACTGGTAAGTCGATTTTGTCATGGTAAACAGGTCCTTCCCAAACCTCTCCATGACGTAAGCCGCCAAGGACGAGATACTGCACATATTTTTCTTCACTCATACTCAATTCCTTTTTTAAGAAAGAACATTGAATATGTCATAGAATCATCATCAGGCGAACTCGCAAATGCGCCTTGTGATGAACTCAGCAATCATCGTCGGGCTGAGCTACTGCGCGGCATGCGAACATGCACGCCTTCTGCATTTCGGTAATAGCCATAGCAATCCAGCACGGGTCAGCGCCAGTTTCTTTCGACGTGTCATTCAGGAAGTTACGGTTAACATCTTTCAGCTGGTTCATCACTTCAATATCGCCAGGAGTTAACGTCCGATAGCCCTTAAGGTGCTGCCGTCATGCGGTTTTGCTTCGCTCATTTAGTTCTTCTCCTTATTCTTGCAGTTCAAATCCCACGTTTCGTTGTGCGTCAGAATTTGTCGCTGTGTTAGGCCACTCATTACGTCGATATCGTGGTTACTGATATAGATCGGGCGCACCCACTCACAGCTGGTATCAATCGCCCTCGCGCCGCCACCGTTCCCGCAGCCGCTTAGAGACAGCAGCATCAGGCAGGCTGCTAATATCCTGCTGAACATCGACAGCATTTTTCAGTACCTCAATGTGTTTTTCTGAATCCTTAGCCTGAACAGATGCCCGCTCAGCTGCGGCTATGTTTTCAGCTGAGTTTTTACCTCTACGCCGACCCAGCCTGAACGCGGCCACAACTAGACCGGCAATGACGGCCAGCACAGTTAATAGCGTTTGCATCAGATCAACCCCTGATAGGCGTCATATGTCCCGGAGCGCATGACCTCAGCATGACGGCGTGCGCGGTTAGGTGTTTGGCGCGCCCACAGACTATTCAGCATTCCACCAGCTGCACCGGCAAAATCACCACGTGCAATCATACCCAGCGTGTTAGTGAAACCAGCCAGACCAGCCACACCCATCTAATAAGCCATGCTGCAGAGAATATCGCGGCGTGCGTCGTTGCACTGCGCGAGTGCGGCCACAATCGCAGGCTGTCGATTCATTGAGGCGGTTTTCGCGTCTACCAGACATTGTTTCCAGACGTCTCCAGCACGGCGCGGGACGGTAAACTGGTACTGGCTGATTGGTGCGTTTTGAGGGCCAATCCTGATACCACCGGCAACCGTTGGAAAATTACGGGTGTCCCAATAGGGAGTCTCGCGATAACCCTCTTCAAAATTAAGGATTTCAATGATTCTACTCATCACCTTTACTCCGTGGTGGGTATGAAACAATGCGTGCGACATTACCTCGCGCCGCAAAAACAGCCGCGCAGATCAGCGCGTTCGCCACCACTACTGGCCAGCCGCTGGCGTGGTATTGCCCGAACAGCCAAAGCAATGCAAAATTGCCATAAAACAGAATCAGACCCGCAGCTATCCATGAAATACCGCGCTTATGTGTTCGCCCTGTTTTACTGAACGCCATCAGGCGCAACGCAATAGCCGCGCAAATGGCTACATCAATCACTGTCAGGAAATCGCTACTAATCATGATTTCTCCCCCAGCCATTTTTTAACGAATGGCAGTTTTGAAACACCGCCGTTTTTCAGCCAGAAATAGCCTTGCACCGCAGCAGCGGAAATAACGACAGCCGCCAGGGCATCAAGTGGTTTTTCCCGATAATCGAAATAGTCCTCTACTTTGTCCGCTACAAATCCAGCCCCAAATACACCAGCTGCATAGCCAAATAGGAAATAACCAAATATCTGTCGTCGCGTCAGGTCACTGGCGGTGACGATAAAACACATTGATCCGGCGAACGCGCCAAACGCGATTGAATAATCCACGGAGGTAACAAAACCCACCAGCGCAGACGTGACAATGCCCCAGCCAGCTACGGTCGCCGTAGCGCCGGTGCTTAATGGCTCAGCCATTAGCGTCCCCTCTTAATGATTAATAAATTCTGATTTACTCGATTAGCTGATTCAGTTCGCTAACCGTCTGCCGGAATCGTTCCTCTTCTAGCTCAACGCCAATTGCAGAACGGCGCAGCTTTATTGCCGCCTTTATCGTTGACCCTGACCCCATGAAAAATCAGCGACCACGTCACCCGGCCTGCTGCTGGGGTTGATGATTTGCTCCAGCATGTCAGCCGGTTTTTCGCACGGGTGTCTGCCGGGGTAGAACTGAACCGGTTTATGCGTCCATACATCCGTATGGGGAACCATAACCATCACGTAGAAATATCTGCGAAGGGCTTTAAGCTCTTCCACCAGCTCATGGTATTTACGGTTCAGATTCTGAAAGGCTTCCACCAGCTGATGGTGTGGTGCGGCTAACGTTGCGGGTGACTTTTCTGATTGAACATGCCTGAAGGTGTTGTCAGTTGACGTCAATAGAGTGATAACACCTCATGGCTGGTCAAGCCTAAGACGTAATAGCATTCATGTTAAAGCTAAATCTACGATGATAAGCATCACTGCGCAGATGTCACTCTTATCACACTACACAACTTTTTGCGGACCGCGATAGTTTTTTTTACTTTGTCTATCATGTATCTTGTCAAAAAAAACCGAGGCCATAGACATGGAAAACGAAGAAAAAGCTGATAAGCAGAAAAACTGTTTTGTTGTTACTCCAATCGGAGCTGGAGACTCAGACACACGCCGTAAGGCACAAGGTATATTGGATACTGTGATTAAGCCTGCTTTAGATAAGAAGGGATATTTTGTTCATGTTGCACATGAAATCTCCACTCTGGGCTCAATTACTAAGCAAGTGATCAAGCATTTAATTCAGGATGAACTTGTAATTGCTAATCTAACCGAATTAAACCCAAACGTAATGTATGAACTGGCAGTTAGACATGCTGTGAGACTCCCGGTTATAACGATTGCCGAAGAGGGAACTACGCTACCATTCGACATTTCAGATGAGCGTACAATATTCTATAAAAATGACATGGCTGGTGCTTTTGAATTAATACCGAAGCTAGAAAAGGCGATTGATGAAGCGTTAATCGATAAAGAACCAGATAATCCAATATATCGCGTTACCGACGCCCTCATTATAAAAGAATCCGCAGAGACACCAACTGCTGAAAAATACATATTAAATAGATTAGATGCTATTGAGGAATCTATATCCAAAGTAATAAGAATGCGTTCAAACAGTTTCGCCGAAACGATGGGCCGCAGCAATTACAAAAATAAACACTCAATAAGGAAAGTAGTCTACTTTACCGTAGATGCTAAATTGGATTCCTTTAATGACTTTATTAATCATTTAGATTTAGAAGATGACATCGAATCCGTATCGAAAGTTGCCGATAAATCTGCGGAGCCATTCTCAGCTTACATAGCTTATCCTACTGATGAAAGCACTTTATCGCAAGTAATGGAAATAATTAAAAAAGCCTCAAAATATTACTCTTTGCCGGTGTTAGATATATCAATCATTAATAGCTATAATTAAATATGTATACGGGCTCAATCCTATGAGCCCGGAAAAACATCATTCACACTCAAGCTTAATATTCATAGATGACAAGCATCCATCAATAAAACCTTCCGCCATTTTAATTTTTATTCGCACTAATTTCTCATCACATTTAATTTTTTTTGCTATTCTTCGTTTAGATATATTACATAAATAGAATTGCAGCAAAAGATCATACTCTTCAGGCCTCCTTTTTTAAGCTGCGCAATGCATGAGTCTATCAATAATCCATCATCATCACTGCAAGTCAGATCCATTTTAGACGTTTGTGGCAATAGTCCTTTAAAGCCTGCAGCTATTGATGAGTAGTTAATACTACTATCTCCAGCACGAGCCCAACCCGCCCATAACTCTAAAACATAAGAAATATCACGCATTATTTCCCCCACACATTTATTTTTTTACTGAACAGATAACGCCAACAGAAATCGCGTAATCCAGAAACCGAAACAGCAGCACAATCTGGCTACCGTATTTCGCCTCAAACGCTCTGACGTCCCGGTGCAACTCATCGTGATGCGCTCTGCAAAGCATTACCATAACGAGTTATAATATCTGGTAAATTGAATAGGCTGTTATCGAAATACCATGTTAGAAGTCATCAATAGCCCCAAATTGTTTGGCAATACATAGCCTCAGCTTCCCATACTCTGCATTTTTATATGAATCCTGATCAAACTCCAGTAAGTCTTCTAGTTCGGTTTTAAAGAGGAGCTCGCTATCTAACATATGCTTTCGAGCACTAAAGCTTCTCGCTCTTCTTGCCAAATGATAAGCCTGTTTAGAATAACTCTTATATCTACTTTTAAGTTGAAATGTTTCAATAGACTTTTTTGCAAGAGGTTTATTAATTTTAGCTTCTAAATTTAATTTATAATTTTCTGCGGGTAATTGCAAAGCAAGAGCCTCTGCCAAATTGGAATCGAAAGCTATAGGGTGCAACTCAAATTCAATTGATTCTTCATCAATAAGCGGATTCAAATGAGGTATCAATGCAAAATCGATTGAATGCTTCATCTGACTTCCATTACATTTCTCACAGCATGGAATGAAATTTGATAATGTCAGAGAAATAAACGAATATTCTGACTTAGCATAAAAATGGTCTATGGGTGGTCTATACCCTTTTTCTTCGTCGTTTGGAAGGCTTGCTCCTGTACTATTCATATGGCAATAACAGCACACTTTATATTTTGCCATTAAGCACAAATCGTAAGCCGTCCACTCTTTTTTTTTGGATTTCTTAGAAAAGGAAGAAAAGTCAAATATTTTATCAATCTTCTGCAATGCGCATCTGCTTAAATCTTTATCTCCAAAATAACTTCTAAAGCTAGCAATGCAAAAGATTAGATCGGTAGGCTTACCTCTAATTATAATATCTCTATTCTCCACAAGAAAGCTTCTAATATACATATCTATTATTGAAGACCCTAAAACTTTTATGCCCTCATTCATATGAGCACTCAGAAAATCAAAATGATGATTTGATGCATCTTCCCAAACATCTGATATATTAATTATCATCTTTGATCTTCCTTTTCAAGGCTGATCTAATTGAAATATCCCCTATTGAATTAACCAAGTTCTTATCGAATTTAGTTGTTTTTTTCGATTCTGCTCGTTTGAATATCTCATTTATCTTCGCAGCGGCAAATTCACCTAAGGAATTTGATGAAAACGCGTTCAAAATAACCTCCTCTATTGGCGCTGCAAACGTACTAGGAAAGTCTTTCGAATCAAGGCTAATAACATAATCCCCTGGTATATCTGCTGCTAATAAAGGCGAGTGAGTAGCAAGGACTAGCTGCATATTATCCAAATCATATTTCTTCTTAACCCCCCCCAAGAAATCGTTAAGAATTGATATATATTTCCTTTGCCAGTCTAAATGTAAATATGCATCTCCCTCATCGATTAAAAGTAAAACTGATGTATACTTTTTCTCAGCTGCTTTTCTAACTGCGTCATCAATTGATGAAAGCTGTTCTACTAACGCCTGTAAGCCTGAACTCTGATTTGACCATTCAATTCTTATTGGGGTATTAGCGCTTTTTATTATATAAGACTCATCTAAATTTTTAATTTTGAAACTAAGCCTTCTAAAACCCCAGGTTGTCTCTTTAGAATTGCTAAAAATATCAATTAAAGAATCAGTCTTTCCCACAAGTTTTTTGAGCTCGTAAAAATCAAAGCTCTCTGTTTTTTTTCTTTCGGAATAAACAAAACCAATATAGCCCAGTAGCTCTAGCGCAATTGATTTTGTTTTTTTTTCCTCTTTGCTATACATGTACTCCATTGAAGATAAATATAAAAAAGCTTGCTGCCTGCCTAGCTTGAAAATCATTTCATCCTCAATGATTTCTTCGATATTATTTAGTATCAGCTCTCTCTTTTTATCAATATCATAAGCACTTAAGTGTATGTGCGATATCTTATCAGGACCTGACCCTAAGCGTGCTAAATCTTTAAGAAGAAAGCCCAAAGTGGCGTTTGCCACTTTATCAAAATTACGGAGTAAAGGAATTAATATTGTCCGAAAAACCATCTTGCTGTAACTTATCACACACTCTAGTTGAGTGTTGATTTGCAAAACCTCAGAAATAACCTTAAAGTTTTCAAGTCGATTATCATCTGTCAGAGTCTTATTGTTAGGCGAGGCATTAATGATACCTTTCCTGCGGCTTATCTTTCTTTTATACGGCAATGCAGAGTAATAAATTGCACACAAATGCTTGTTATAAGGAGACTGTGGCTCAATGTGTCCATTAGGGGTTCCTTCAAAATAAAACTGAATAGCATCATCTTGAGGAGAACCTATAGCATTGGCTAATGATGTTAGGATTCTTGTTTTACCTGAACCATTAGTTCCCAACAACAAACTGACACTATCAATTTTAAATAGTTCCCCATAATCTGCAGCGCCATGAGGAATTAGATTAATAAAGTGGTCATATACTCTAATAGCATTAATTTTCATCAAAAGATTTTCTCCATAAATCTGTATCGTGCGACATTATCATACGTTAATTTCCTTTAACTGCTTTAATGATTTTTATTATTGTTAAAGCCTGTAGTTCACTCTCAAAAATTAGTGTGATTTTTGGGCTCTCTTTGGCCATCTTTGCCTGGCAATGTTTTGCTAACAACTCCACAAGCTGAAAAGTATGTTTTGCGCTGAATTTTGGCAGTGCGGCAGCTTTAGTTAATTTTTTCTTGCCTGTGGCTTTTGCCTTTTCCAGTTCCGTTTTCGCAACTCTACCAGCTGACGCACCATGTTCACGAACCAACGCGACGGCGGTAGTGGCGGCAACCTCTTTGTTTCTAACCAGCGCGATCAGCTCATCGCCAGACGTCAGCAGCGCCAGGTGATTTTCAACGTCAGTGATCGACCGTTTCACTTTATTGGCAATCTGCGCCGGTTCCCAGCCCTGATTAATTAGGCGCTGATATGCTGCTGCTCGTTCCAAGGGTTCAAGTGCACGCCCCTGACTAGATGTGACCATGAAGGCGATGCGATCCGCCTCACTGCCTACAAAATCTTTGCATTCAATACGGATATCACAACCGGCCTCTTTTGCCAGTTTAGCCCCGTAGTAACGGTGGTGGCCATCTATGATTTTCACGCCCTGCTCTGTTACCTGTACAGCGAGCGGAGGCACATGCTCACCAGCGATGTAGGCATCGCGGAATTCCTCGACGTGGGTCTGATCGATTTCCCGGATATTGTAACCAATCTCGACATAGAGTTCATCAATGCCCAGCAGGTAGGTTTTGCGGGTGGTGATGTTCATTTTAGTTTTAGATTTTTTGTCGTAAATTTTTGATAATGTAGCCATTTTTATAATCCCTCATTATCCACGAAACCCTGCCGGGGTGGAGTAATCGACTGGTGAAACGTCTGTAACTGACCGCTGAACCGGACAGAGCCTGAGCACCAAGTCATCCCATTTTTCACGGAGTTTTGACGGGCTGAGGATGTTCCGGCACCAGAACGGGTCGCCTTGGATGCGCCGGAACATCGGGCAAATCTGGCGGTGTGTGCGCTTGTCCTGTGAACACATCAGGCGGACGTCATTTGCCCACGCGGTCCAGTTCGGCTCTCTTGGCCTTGCCAGTTCGCCATCAGTCTCAGCCGCTTTTTCGTAGAGATGGATGATCTGCTCCCAAATCCACTGCGCGCACTTCAAATCCTCTTCACTGCCCCACATGGTTCTTTTAGGGCTGCTCACCACCACGTCATGATTTGACAGAAAATTATCCACAGGCAGAACGTCCGGGGGCATAGCTCCGGGACATATAGGGTTTTTATCTGATGGATCATGTTTTGAATTTACTGACGGATCGTCGCCAAATTCTGGCGGGTGAAAACCCGGATTTTTGCCAGATTCCGACGGGTCAAAATTTGGTGCATCAGATTTTGACGCGTCAGATTTTGATGTGTCAGATTCTGATGCATCAGATTCTGGCTGGTGAGCATAGGCAGCTTCTCGCAGTTTCCTGACGTTCAGCTGGTACATGTTCGAGGTGTTACGGTTCCCCTTGCGCCGTGTAGTACTGGTCAGCCAGCCATCGGCCTCGAGCTTGCGTATCGAGGTGCGCACAGTGCTGGAGCCTGCACCAATCTGACGGGCTATGGTTGCGATTGACGGCCAGCATATACCCTCATCGCTGGAGAAATCAGCCAGGCGCGCCATGATGGCCACGCTGGTGATTTTCATACCTGACGCCGCGCAACCGTCCCAGACGTATGCAGACAATTTAACGCTCATCACTAACTCTCCTGAACTTCTGACCCCATAGGTTACGGGGCTGAACGCAGACGTACGGATAGCCTGGACGCCTGAACAGCACCCGGTTATTCGTGACATCAACGCCTATGGTTTCAACAATCACACCGCGTGGATCGGCATAGCGCGCGACCCACGGCTGAATAATCTCGTCTGATAGCTGGGGCATTTAGCCCCCTGATTGATTTGATTTTCTGAGGTAGTCACCCACAGCTCGCTCTATGTAGTCGCGGGTGACTAGATTGCTCGCGCCGTGTAAATTCGACACATAACGGAATGGCTGCCGACTGCGTCCGCCCCTCATGGGAAGGCAACGGAATTGCGGAAAATCCGGGGATCTGTTTAAATTATTCACGCGATTATTTCTCCACACTAATTGATGTAGTCGCCGAGAACGCTGGGCTGCAACCCGGCGTTCTCACTTTTCTGGAACACAGAAAACCCTGTATACCAGCGTCGTGTGCTCCTGTAATTCGGTAATGGCACGGTGTAGCTCCTCGTCAATCACCTCCCGCTCATGCGGTTCACCACTCCATCCTCGATAGCCGCCCTAACCTGCTGTGAGTACCGGGTAATCCGTTCTATCGCTTCCAGCAGTCGCTGGTTTATATCGCCGTAATCCACAAGCTCGACATCCGGTAGTGGCACGAACACGCCGCCAAAGGTTTTCGCTATAGCTGTTGCGATGTGATGTGATGACTGCCTGCTGCCTGCTGCCTGCTGCCTGCTGCAATACCATCGACCAGCCAATCGGAAACAACTGATCCACCGGCTACAACCCAGCACAGGCCACTAAACAGCCACGCAACCGGGTTGTATGTCAGCGTCTTTCACTGGATGAGTGGCAAGCCATATTCAAGTCTGCAGAAGATCATCCGCCCTAACTCCAGTGCGCAATGCTTTTGGCTCTGGTCACTGGCCAGCGCATCGGGGATATCTCTAATATGCAATTTTCGGACATCTGGGACGACATGCTACATGTTACTCAGGAGAAAACCGGCTGCCTTGTTGCCATTCCTCTGAGCTTGAGGTGCATGGCTAGTGATATCTCACTCAGAGAGGTTATCGCTCAATGCCGGGACGCTGTGGTGAGTAAATATCTGGCCCATTTCCATCACTCAGCCTCACAGGCCGTCCGAGGTGATAAGGTTTCTGCCAGCTATATTAGAACGGCGTTCAAAAAGGCCAGAAATCAGTGCGGTATAACATGGGCTGATGCCGCTGCGCCCACCTTTCATGAGCAGCGTTCGCTATCGGAACGCCTGTATCGTGAACAGGGTGTAGACACTCAAAAATTACTCGGTCATAAGACTGAAAAAATGACTGATCGCTAAAACGATGATCGCGGCAAAGACTGGATTGTGGTGGCTATGTGATGGCGATTTTATAGGCAGCTTTGGGGAAGTTTTGGGGAAAGAAGGCGTGAAATAAAAAGCCAACACGATTTTTACATTCGTGTTGGCTGTATGTTGCGTGATGCTAATTACATATTTTCGATGATCGCGTCACCAAACTCTGAACATTTCAGCAGTTTAGCGCCATCCATCAGGCGTTCGAAATCGTAAGTCACGGTCTTGTTGG